ATGACTCCACCGATGGGATTCCAGACGGTACATGGAAGTATGTTGCAGACGTGAATGAAGGTGTCTGTGACGTTGAAATACGATTGCCCTAGTGCACCGTTTACAAGCTCGCCGTCGCGGTAAGCTCGCGTGTTCGGCGCAGGACTCCCCATATTGATCCGCACACTCGGAGGCGATGGGCTGAATATCTGCGTTGTCCCGGTCACGCTCACGCTCTGCACCGTCAGGCAAGTTGCGGTGGCCAGCGGGCAGAATGTGACATCCCAGGTGCTTCCTGCCGGCGTGATTGAAGTATTCGAAGGTACGCTTACGGAGTAGTGCGCTGATCCGTCCAGTGTCCCTGCTATCGTTTGTGCCGAAGAGAAGGGCACTCCGTTCCAGAAATACTGTGCCGTGGGATTCGAGGGTGAGACGCGGAACACGAACGAATAAGTCCCGCCGAACCACGCCTGTCCGTCCGGGGTGTCTGTGATCGTGCCACTCACGGTCGTAGACTGCGCGAATGTACTGGCAGAAAATAGAACTAGCAGCACGGCGATAAACGCCAGTTTTCTAATCAAGGCAGCACCCGGACGGAGTACGTTTTAGAAGTTGGCGTTAAAGCCAAAAGAGCACAAACATTAACCGTCACCGTATTCGTCGCTGTCACCGTTGCGGTGATTGAGGTTCCTAAAGCAGCGATGTTCGTTCCGTCGCTCGCCGTGGCAATCGCTGGCATACCTACCGTAGCTCCGGTAACTGTCGCCGTTCCAGAAGCACAAGCCCCAACCAAGAGAGCGCCTCCACCGATTGATCCGGTTGTTCCGGTCATCATGCCGGAAGTTGCTCCCAAGACCCACACTGATGCCTTACAACTCCAAGCGTATCCCGTAGAACTGTCCGTGTACGTGCTGCCTGAAACACAAGAACCGGATGGAGCGCCGCTGCCATTCTGCGTAGACGTACCTGGGAGTTGGCCGCCGCGTGTGTATGCAAGCCCCGCTATAATCAAGCAGAGGAATACAACAAGAACTGGATTCAGTTTGCTGTGCATGTCACCCGCCAAGTATCGCTCGCCGTTGGTGCCGTGGCAGCCGCCACGTCGCTAAAAAGCTGTAAGGTCACAGACGTTGTGCTCAAAGCGCCCGTCTGCTGAATGATGAAGTTCGTCGTTGAGATCGCACTTACGTGATTCGCTTCGCAATGCCAGTCTGTTGTCGCCGCTGGCATTGTGACCGTGCAGCCTCCAGACGTTGGAGCCGTTCCAGTGAAGATGTTGAAAGAGGCTGTACCATTTGGCGCTGAGATCGCCGCCGCTGAACCACCACAGCCAGCCGCCGCGATAGTAGGGGCAGTTGGCGAAATAAGTAAATTTGCTCCACCAAGAGGAACCTGCCCGAACGCTCCGTTGTTGTAACTGCACTTTAGTGCATGGGCCGTGGAATCGCCGTAACAGACATCTTGACTAGCAATTCCAGTCGGTGCGGCGATTTCTTGTAAGCCTAACTTTGGAATCTCAATACCACCTTTGTTGCTTTGAATGATTCTAAAAAGTGGAAGCCCGTAAGCAAGCAAATCGTTCTGTGAGTAGACATCGAAGGTGTCGTCCTGTGTGCCACAGCAAGAAAGCGATGAGTAATGATTAACCTTAGGACCAACAATGTTGACTGTTGGTGAGTGAATTGTGTCGCTGATAATTTCCGACATTGAAGCGCCACAGCCGGAGTAGGAGTTATCCATCGTGACTGTATTGGTTCCAGCAGCCACGGTTTCGGCTATCTTCATCCCTATAGTCGCGCTCGCTCCCGAAATGCAGCCGAAGAAACCATTGCGAATGGCTACGTTATTTCCGTTGTTTACGTTCACCCCGATTTCGCCAGCGGAGTTGAACTCCATATACACACCATCAAGTTTTACGCCGCCGACCTGATTTGTCCCTGTGGCTTGAATGTCGATGTTAGCTTTTCCAGGTCCGGCGTGGTTGTATGTCCCGCCGTTCACGTTCACATTCACAACGCAGCATTGAGCGGAAGAGATGAGAAGGGGTTCTTCTGTTCCCGTGCCTGCTAGGTTTACATAGTTGTTGTCGAGATTGATTGGTCCAACAGTGGAACCCGCTCCTGTATTCGTGATTCTAATTCCGTTGGTATTGGCAAAGCCGCCCAGCACCATTTCCTGAATGCGGCTGGAACTCGTCATGTTATTTGTGTCGATGACGGCATTGGCGATTGTAGCGGATGGGCTGCCTTGAATCGTGCATCCGCGAAGATAGCCGGTCCATTCAGCGCCAGTGCGCGGATAGGATGCAATGATGGAGTTGGCTACGAGCGTGGAAGTCACCTGCCAACCGCCTGTGCCGGTCCCACCGGTATTGATTCCGTCGCATGAGATGGTACTGTTCTTATACAACTCGATCATATCCACGCCGGAGTGGTTTCCAGTGAAGGTAAGTTGAGCCGAGCGGTCAATGGTGAGGGTAATGCAAGCCCCTCCAGAAGTACCGATAATCAGCGGCGGACTGATTGTTTCAGAATACCCTACGGGAACGTGTACCTCTGGACATCCTTGAGCTGCTGCCCCTAGCGCCTGCGCTCCAGTTATTGCGGCCTGAATGGTTGTGTACTTATTGCCGTCAACAATTTGAGTTCCATTCAGGCTATAAGAGACGATGATATTCTGCCCCGCAGTTTGAGTAACATTTCCTGATAGTGTCGTCGGTCCCGTAAACGCTCCATTTAGTGCTCCGCCCCCGTTGGCGGATAGCGTTCCGCTTACTGTTGGGTTCCCACTCAAAGTTGGATTCCCGGAAAATGTCCCTGTTATCGCTCCCGGTCCTGTCAAGTTCGTTGCTGTCGTTGCGCTCGTTGCCGAAGTCGCGCTCGTCGCCGTTGCCGCGTTGCCTGCGAACGTGCTAGAAGGGTTGGAGAATGTCACCACCCCGCTCTCTGTGTGCGTACCGCTAAAACTTCCTGTGATTGTCCCTGGACCTGCCAAATTGTTTGCTGTACCTCCGGGAACCACCCATGTGGTGCAGGAATTTCCGCTAATGGCCGTGCAGGTTTTTGTGGATGTGGATACGAGGTTGAAATACGTAGAGCCGAGAGCCGCACCGGTTACTTCGCTATCCGTGTATGCCAAAACAGGAGGTTGAGTGGATTGCAAGTTGATGAGGATGGCGGGAGGTGTAGCGTTCAGCGTTTGCGTTGCTCCGGTGATCGTGATGTTGCTGACCGTGAAGCAACCCGAGCTTGCCTGTGGGCAGAACGTAGCGGTCCACTGGCTTTGGATGGGAGAGATAGCTGTGTTCGATGGGATGCTTACGGAGTACGTCCCTGTTCCGCTTAACGAGCCGCCGAAGTTTGTTGGCAGCGTGCCGCCTGTCCATGTGTACGGACCTACGGGATTCGCTGGACTGGGAACAAAAACAAAATTGAAAGTTCCGTTATTCCACGTCTGCGCGCCAGCATCAGTGATGGTGCCAGAGACCGTGGTTGACTGCGAAAAAGCATGGGCGGAGGACAAGAGAAGAAGTCCGAGCGTAAGAAGGACTTTGCGAAGCATAGAATCCTCACTGTGGAAGATTCTAGTACCATTACTACTGTAACTCAATCATCTTCTTCGTCCATCTCGGGGATTTCGTCGTCCTCAGCGGACTCGTCCTCTTGCAGGATGTCCTCGGATTCGTCTATCGCGTCGGGCATGTCAGTTGAAAACGAGTTCAACATTCCAGCACACTCCCAACGTCACTATCCAGAATTGAAATTGGAAGTCGCTCTTGCCTCCAACGATCTGCCAGATTTCTGGCATCACTTCAGCATCCCCGCCTCTCTCAACTGCCGTCGTGCATGTCCATGTGCCACCGCATCGCTCCGTTTGCGCTTTCGTAGGTTCCGAACTCCTCAGTATAGCCACAGTCGCATGTCACCTTATGAAAGCCCGTTCGGTTGGTTCCCTTGTAAGGCAGTTGCAGCATCGCATGGGCTGTTAACTTTCCATCGCCCATCATTTCTCGTTCAAGTTCTTTCGTCCACCCAGCAATCGGTCTTTTCATAAGACGATAACCAGCATTTTTCGTCATTTCCAAATCCGCAATGGACGGAGAGTTTTTCTTTTCTTCATCTTCACTAGCGTATTCCCATCCAAACGGCAGCATCCTATCTGGTTGCATCGCCCAGCGATAAAACAAGTCAGTCATTTTAGCATCCCTTCTTCCCGCAGTTTCCGGTAGCGTTTACAGGCAGCTTCGCAAACGTCGGTTCGATACTGTGCATTAGGTACTCGCACTTCTCGCAACATCTCATATGCAGAATCGAAGGCTTGTCCTGGCGTCTCACCCACAGCCAATGGACTGCCCACCCATCCGCAAAGTCCCGCCGTTTCCAATTCGTCCGAATCTCCACGCTTCCGCACATCGTAGATGTAGAAGCGGTCAAGGTTCTTTTCGTGCAGTCCTTCGATGGGCACGCCTGCTTTATAAAACTTGTCCGGTAAACCTTCGCAAGGATACGGCGGCACGGACAGTCGAACGGAGGCACAGAAGGGATGTTTCAAAATCATCTCCGGTGGTCGCTCCTCGGATGCAACCGCGTAGAGAAAGTCTCCGAATCCCATCGGCAAAAGGCGTGTTAGTAGTGCGGTCGCATCGTAGCCGAACCGTGGCGTGAACTCCAGCGCCCAGGTTCCTTCCGCGTTCGTGATCGTGTTCAGGTCTATGGGACCCACGTAGCCGAGTTCTTGTAGTGGCTCCACGCATTTTTTAAGTCCCTTCTCGAATAGCGCGTTATCCTTGCGCGACATCCAGCACAGCGATCCGCTGCATCCCGTGTTCGGTCCCAATTCCCCGTTTAGAAATTTCTTCGTTTCGATTGTGTGGTTCAGCGCATAGTAGCCGGTGGAGTTTATGTAGACTTCCGTACTCGCTTCCACGCCTTCAACGAAGTCCTGCAAGATGTACTCGGAAACTTTAGCAGAACGAAAGAGCACGTCGAAGTACCGGAGCATGTCTTTCGCATCGCGGGAAACGTAGGTCGTGGATTTGTCGTCCTGCTCGCCAATCGGCTTGAACACGAGTCGCTTGTCGCGTTTCTTGATATGCCGGATGCCGTCCGCTGGATTGTCGAATGCTTCCCACGGCGCAACCAGCAAGCCGCAGCGCGTCATAAAATCCAAGCCGTAGATGCGATCTTCTTCGAGGGTGTCGGCTAATTCGGAGTCGCCAATGGTGGGAACTTCGTTGCTGGCTTCGTCTGCGTCTTTACCTTGCCCAGTGGCATCGAATACCACGCAGTCGTAATTACCGGGAGACACTTCGTTACCGGGCATTGTGGTAACGAGTCCTCCCAACGCCTCGGCGTACCGTTCTTCACCAACTGCAACGGATACGTCGTTGCCCTCTTGCGCCATCAGCCAGGCCAACCAAGCGCCTTCTCCGAATTGGCTGGCCAAGCAGATTCGCATGAAGAAGTCCTACAGTACGCCGCCCTTTTTCAGCGGAACCGGATGCAGCTCGCGCTTGAGCGTGGACGTGTGGCCGACTTCGCGTGGCCGCGTCCGCTTGTCCGTGAACGTCTTTTCGCCTTCCAGGTTCAGATCGAACGCGCCATCCGGCGACTGCCCGTTCTGCACCGGCGAAGTGCTGCCGGCCTCTAACCCGTCAATCTGCATCGAAGCCCGCTTCGCATTCGCCTTCGCGTCATCCATATTTCCGTAAAAGCTCATAGAGCCTCCTCGTAGTGACTACCGTAGCACATCTTTAAGGCACAGGGGTAGAAGGATTATCGCTCGACAACCACTTCCGAAAACGGGGACTCTGCATCAGGTGTTTCAACGTCGTCTTATAGGCCAGCAGCGGTGGAAACATCAGTTCCCACTTTGACGGTGGGCGACTGTAGAACTGGCCCTTCCCTTCCAGCATGGACTCCCGCGCCGCTTGCGGCGTGAGCGTTTTCTTCGCTGGCACTCCCGGCAAGGATGGGCGCTCGGGCATCGCTGGCGCTTTACCGCCGCCGCTAGGAACTTCTTTCAGCGCCTTGTGTAGTGCGCGAATCTTTCCCAACTGTTCTGGCTGCGCTCCCATGTTGCGGTAGCGCCCCAGATAGTCAACCGCTCGCGCCCCCGTCTCTCCGGTGATCGGCCCCAGTTTCGTGCTCGGGTCTTTTGCTTCCATGATCTTCCGCAACGGGGAGTCTCGGTCGGAGAATGTCTGCCGATACTGCTTCCAGTCGGCTTGCAGTTTGCGGTAATCCCGTAACGCGTCCGCGCCACCTTTCTTGGCAATGGATTTTGCGATGCTGCTGTCGAGGGATTCACCCACGGTCGCCAGCGCACGCGACACGTCACGCGGCAATTCGCCCCCGCCCATTTTACGGCCGATTTTTGTGTACAGTCTCCGCGCCACGTCGAGCGGAACATCCACCACTTCCGGTCCGCCTTCCTCAAATCCCTGAGCCTTTAGCCTCTCCCGCACTTCCGGCGAAGCCTTGCTCAAGAACTCTTTCATGCTCACGCCACCCTTGCCGCCAAACACCGCCGCCTGTGATAGCGGATCTTCCGCCGTAATCTCTCCCATGATCTGCTTAAAGATGGGGAGACTCTCTCCCGTCAGTATGTTGCTCTGCGCGTGATCAATCGCCTCGGCCACTCCATCCGTTTTTACGGGAGTGTTTTCCATTCGCCCACTGAACTCCTGCCATTTCTTGCCCTCGGATTCGTTCACCTTCTGCTCGATTTTCCCAACGTGCTCGCGTGCTGTGTCTGCCATCTCATTCATTCTCTGGTAGACGGGGCCATGCTTCGAGGTAAGGGCCTCCTGCTTAACTTTTGCGGCAGTTTCTTTTGCGGAAGCCTCAGCGCGTTTCTTGAGCGCGTCCGAAACCGCTCCGGCGTAACTCTCTTTTGCTTTTTCAACTTTCTCCAGTGCCTTTGCGTGGGCCGCATCTTCCTTCGTCGCCGCCTTTTTGGTGAATGACTCCACATCCTTTTCGCCAACGCCGAGTACATCCCGAACCGCAGCTTTGCCACTTACTTTGGAAACTTTCCCTGCACCCTCCGCTCCGCCCAAGATATTCGCCGCGCTCCCTACTACTTCTCCTGGCACTGGCGTGTGGAAAGATTCTCCCGGTTTATCAGGCAGCCCCAATCCGTGCGTCAGTCCAGACGCCATTGCGTTCAGCGGGTCAATGATGTGCGCGGGGTCTTTGAGCACGTTGCCGGCGTAATTCTTTAGGCCGCTGAACATCTCGCCGCCAATCTCTTTCACCTGCCCGACTGTGCCTCCACCTTTGTACGCCGAGCGAATCTTCTCCGAATCAAGGCCCATCCCAGTAGCCACATCCATGCCAAATTTATCCACACCCGTAGGCTTGGCGACGACGTTCCACTTCTTCCCATCCCATGTCCACTTCTGCCCTGTTTTCGGATCGGTGGCTTCGTAGGTTGGCGGCATCACTGCACCTGCTTAACGGTTGCTCCAGGCACCGGAGGAGGCGGGGGAGCCTCTTCGCCGCCAGCGCCCATGATGGAGTATGCCTTGTCCATCACTTCGCCCAAGTCGGCCTTGCCGTGGACGATCGCGTCACGGTTCTTTTCGATGTGCTCGATGGCCTTCTGGAAACTCTTTACGTCATCCTCTGCCGATTTAATGTCATCCTTCCCCGGCCCCGTGATCCAGTGATTCGACGCGGAAGTTTTCAGCGAGCGGAGAGACTGATTCGCCTGTGCAAGTTGCTGGCGCAAGGTTGTAACGGAGTCATTCACTTCCTTGTTCAGCTTCGTCGGGTCGGGCTTGAAAAGTTTCTCTGATTGCGCGTCCAACTTCATTCCTAGTTGTTTCATCATTATCATGTCATGGCGATTTGAGCGCTCCTCGGCAGAGCGTTCGCGCATCGTCTCCATCGTTTGATGGAACTGATTTTGAATCTGGTCACGCTGGCGGGTAAGCTTGTCTTTCAGTTCGATCTCTTCCTTTTGCTGCGCGGCTTTCTGTTCCGCTTCCTTTGCGCGTGCCTCTTCCTTCTTCGCTTCCGCGTCCGCCCGCCCTTCTTCCTTCTGCTGTTCAAGCAAAGCCGAAGCCGTTGTCTTGTCCAGCCCAGTCGTCGTTGTCGGCGCTTTCGCCTGAATCTCTTTCGCCATTCTCTCTTTCTCGTCCAGCGTCATTTGCAACTGCTGTTTCTGGCCGAGCACCTTCATAAACGTCTCTTTGAGTTTCTGTGCCGCCGTCTGCTTCTGCGCGTTCTGCTGGTCCTGCTGCTTCTGCTTTGCCGTAACTTTCTTCAGCGCCTCCCCATACACCGTAGTCTTTTCCGGGTTGAGCCAATCCTGATTCAGCGCCTTCGCCATGTTCTTGAGCTTCTTCGGATCGCCCAGCGTGGCGTCTACTTTCTTCTGTGCCGCTGCCACCGCTTGCTGGTCGCCGCCTTGCTGCGCGGTATAGAGTTCGTTCAGCGCCGATTGCAGATAGGTCCAGTCGCCTTCGGCCTGTAGCAGTTGCTTTTCCTTCTGCGCCTTCACGCCATCCTTGATGTTCGCTCCCAGCGTGGCAAGGAATCGCTGCGTACTCCATGCGTGCGGGTTGGCTGTGTTCATGCCGATGCTTCGCGCTGATTGCAACGACTCTCCGCCAGCGGGGATGGCAGCCGGCACAGCGGTATTCGCCACCTGCTTGCGCTGCGCGGCCTGCTTAATCATCTCGATAATTTGCTGCGCCTTCGCGTTAGGGTCGGACACCTGCGGAGGCAACCCAGGCACAGCACCGCCGCCGAATGTAGGAGTCGCAATCGGCGCCAACGGAGTTTGTGGCTGCTGTTCCTGTAGGTCCATTATGCCAATCCCGCAATCACGTCAAGGATGCTTCCAGCGGTCCCGCCAACTCCCGCCGCCGATGCCGCTCCCGCTCCTCCGCTAATCATCGGCAAAAGCCCGCTCAACGTATCCATAAAGCTCGGGCTGTTAGCCATACGCGAAGCGTTTGCGCTACCTGTGCCCATCAGCGTGCTAATGTAATTTTGGATGGACTGCTCGTACATCTGGGTTTCAAGCTGCCCTTCGTTCAACTGCACCTGCGAAAGATAATCGGCCTCGCCAATCTGCGCGCCGCTCCCGAATCGGTTCCCGCTGGTAGAAAATTGCTCCATCAGTGATTCCGTCCCGCGCTCGATTCCCGGTTGCAACGAAGCGAACAGGTTGTTGATGGCGTCCTGGTTGAACCCTGCCCCGCCCTGTAAGAATTGAAATAGCGCCGCCCCCATGCCCTTGCCGTAGGTGGAAATCAGATTCTTTTGTAGGTTTGAGAGTTGGGCGGGATTCATGTTGCTGATACCTGTCCCCGCACCTACCCCAGTACCTGTACCCGACCCTGTACCGCCACTTGGCAATAACCCCGTACCTCCGGGAACTAAACTCGTTGGTGAGTACCCGCCAGAGTTCGCCCCAAAAGTAGGCACCGCGCTACCCGGCGCGTAAGGATTGGATGCTGGCGCTCCAGCCGGCAGGTTCGTTGGGGGCAATGCGGGATTCTGTCCGCTACTCGAACCCGTGGAGGGTACAGACGATGTTCCCGCTCCCGTGCTGCCAGTCGGGTTGCGTCCAGGCAGCAGACTGCTCCAGTTAGAGTCCTGCATAGCGAGAACCGGATTGGAAACAGAAGCCATCTCAGTACCTCGAAGCTCCCACCATAATCTGCACCGGACTCAACCGCTTATCCCTCTCAGGTTGGAGTATACGCGCTGCAATTAGTCCGGGTCTACCTTCTTCTCCACCGCTTTGCTGATACTTCGGATCACCGTAGAGGATGTTATGGATGTACGTCGCTTGATCGTTCCAGCGAAACGCTAGTGCTCCTCGTTCCGCAGCGGCGTAGGCTACGATGTCATGCCACTCGGAAGGAACGCGAACAGGCGAAGCGGTAAGATTCTCGTCGTTGAACGGATGACGGACTTGGTACGGCAGGTAGGTGTTGTAGTTGCTACCCGGCTGACTGCCGAACCAGAACATATTCCCATAGCGAGTGTACTTGAACGGAACCCCCCCCGGTTGAAACAGCAAAGTCTGAATCGCTTTCGGGGTCAAATAGTCCATCGAATAGGCAGACACGTTACTGGTCGTCGCTACCAGGCCAACGGACACCGCTTGTCCCGGCGTGAGGAAGATTACCGGATCTTCCATTAGCGTCATGTCGTCGCCCTTGTTCAGAAACGAAGCGACGGGGTACATATAGTTGCTACCCTGATAACCGCGTCCAGGTCCAAGCGTTACCTGTGGACCGATGACGCGCAACTCTTCAAACGGCCAGTTTGCCGTAATCTCTTTTAGTGAATCCCGAATCCAAGCGGAAGGCCTCATCTCAGGATTCGCTTGCTGTTCTGTAACGTCCTGACGATTTTGCAGTGCTGCGGCAACTTTGTTGATTAAGGAGTTGACCGTAATGTTTGTTGCCGCTGGAGGAGGTGTGGGCATTTATTCACCCCGCCACATAGAGTTCGCACGTTGCTGAACCGCCAACGCCCGCTAGAGTCAGCGCGGTAAAGCCATTGTTTTTGCTTGCCCCGTAAAACAAAAATACATCACCAATCCCGATTTGAGATCCTACTGCACCACCGATGGTATAGGTTGGCGTGATGATGATTGGATTTGCTGCATCTCGATTCCTCACCCACAGAACGTAGCAGGTTGCGAGCGGAAGCGAAACAGCCCCAGCGGTTTTGAAATACTCATTGTAAAATTGCGCCGTTGCCCCAAACGGCAGGCTGCCGGGATTGAGGGGGACTAGCACCGGCGTGTTAGGCGCAAGATTGTCGTAACTGTAAAGCGTTGAGGTCAAGAGCAGGTTTATGTTCGGTGTGCTCATGCGAGGATCACCTTGTAGTGCGCTGATGCCGTGCTGCACCTGAGTGTAACAGTTGTTTTGGTCCAAGGGGTAGTAGGAGATCGTCCAATTAACCCGAGGTTGTCTGTGTCTTGACCTACGATAGTTAGCGGGATTCGGCCTAGCGAATGTTGAATCGTAAAGTCCGTGTTCGCAACTCCCGGCGTTGTTCCACTCGCTTTCCACACGTCGAGGTTGATGTCTCTGTCCGCATTATTCATCGTGGCCCCAAAGGACACGTTGCGCGCCAGCACTCGCGCATTTCGCTCACCCATTCGGGCCAAGTTGCGCGGAGATTCATCTACAACACTCTTTGATTGCGGTCGCATCAGTACACCGTAGTTTCCACGCGACCCTCGAGCCGCGCCTTCGTGATCGAAACTGGCCCTGCGTTCGCTGCCCGCTGCACCGAAAGTTGCAGATTGGCTGCTGTAAAATTCATGCCGAGAACAACCGTGCACAGTTTCCCGGTAGCATTGGCGGTACCTATTTGTATTGTAGCTGTGGCGCTTTTCGGGGTATCCGGCTGGAGCGCATCCGTCATGCCAACAACTCCGCTCAACGTCACCGTGATCGTCGCCACTCCTAAATCCCGGTAGGACAAAATCACGCGGCTTACCGTGGGAGTCCGCCCCTCAATCACGTCCTCTACTTTCCAGTTGTAGAAACTTCCGCTATTCGGGTCGTTGAAGTTCGTTGGGTCCAGCGTGTAAAAGCTGAAATTGAACCCGACATTTCCTGGAATAAGCAGCATGTTCAAGGGATTGCTCATCCCCCCATTCGACTGCCCAGGGATTCCTCCACCGCCTCCGCCACCAAACGTGTAATAGACTTGTAGCCCATAGGATGCCACGGAAGCCAGCACAGACTCCGCGGCGACATTCTCCACTCCCGTTTGAAATCCAAACGTGGGGTCATTGATGTTCGTCGGCGTAAGAGTCGCGCCCCAAAGGTCTGTCGGGCTTCCATAACTAAAAACCTTCGGAGAAGCTCTCCATTTCGTCGTATCGCTCTTTGCCGTTCCGATCACAACGCCGCTCAGCATAAGCTGGATGTCGAAAAATTCCAGAGCAAATCCCTGTCCTGCAAACGCCGATGCGCTGGCGATAACCCCATTTATCGTGGACCCTGCCGGAATCGCAAAACCGAAATTCAATCCTACGAGTGGCCCCGAAGTTGCGCCCGCGCCAAGATTGTCAGTCGCATATCCAATGCCCGTGATATTTCCGGGAGAAGTCCATCCTACCCCCGAACCGCTGCCCGCTGTTTGTGTACTATTCGGCATCGTCTCACACGTAATTCGGGGCGCAGGTTATTCCCGGAATCGCCAAGTCCCACGTCGCCCAGTTCTTGTCCTCGAACGAATAAACGTATTTTCTTACAAATGTCCCTAGTGGGATAAGAATTACATAAGTCAAGTAAACATAGCCCAGCACGTACCCCGGAAGGATGTTGGCAAAAGGCGTTGATGTAGCACTCGCCAGGTCCGCCATAATCGCATCACGCGCCGTTCCCCCAATCGGCTGCGCGTTTGTAACGCTTAGGCTGTACACGTTGTCCTGTGAGATGAAAATCGCGGTCGGCCCGTACTGCGCGATAGACCACGGGTACACGTTGCCGATACCGTGCTCGCTGGCCCACATGTGATCGAACTCCCACGGCGTAACCGCGCTGCCGGTAGGCGTCATCTGTGTTATTCCAAAATTGCGGAACACGTATCCGGCTATTCCCAGCATCGCCAATCCGGTAATCTGGTCCGAAACGTCAAGGAAAGGATTGAATCCCGCGCTGGTATTCTGCGTCGGGTCCCACTGTAGCGGCAGACCGTTAGCGGACCACCAGATCATATTCGGGAAGTTGTAAATCACTCCCGTTCCCTGGTCCTTCACGCTCACGTTCGCAAGGATGATCTGGTTGTTCAGTTCTGCCAGGTAGCCGGCGCCAATCGCCAGCGGCCCGGTCATCGTCGGTCCACCCGGCAACCCTCCGCCAACGGTGGGAGAATCCGTCCTTGAAATTCCTGCTATTGAATTGGAAACGGAAGCATCACTGAACGCCTGTGTAAATACGGGCGTCGCGGCCAGTCCATCCCAGTACCCGACAAACGGCGTGGTCGTAGGAGGATGTCCCCCACCTCCACCGCTAATGTTCCCGTGCGGCGACCCTTGGATGAATCCTATGGCCGTGTAATACATGATGTTCGCAAACGCTTTGTAGCTAACCGGGTTGGTTTCCAAATTCCCCGGTCCAGAAGGCCCGACAACCACCCACGGGAAAGCGGGAAGCAGTGCTGCACTGTACTGGTAGAGGTCCGGTCCAGCCCACGCAACCGTGTGGTAATTTCCATTGACATCGAGAAACGTGGAAACCCCGAGCGGCCACGATGTCAGCGATCCGCCTATTTGAAATGGTTGAATCAACTGCGGACGCGAGCGAATCTCCGAGTTGCGAAGCATGAAGTTGTTAAAGGAAGGGGAAGCCTTGTCGGAGATGAGTGTTTCTGGATGCTGAACGTCTAGACCCTGATATGGGCCTTCGTACTCGATAGAAAAGGTTCCGTCGCCTTTGATGGAGATCGCCACATCATGTCCTCAGATAGAAACCTGCAATACACCGCTACCAAGTGTGTTCAGAACAAGCCCATTTATCGGGAAGGCCTTCATGTACGTTAGACTTCCCCCAGCGGCCGCCGATTGTGGATTCCAAACTGTCCTGCCCACGACATCTGTAACCAATAACACTGTCGAAGCTGCGGGGTTGTCCCAGAGCATTTGCGTCACGTCAATCAGTTGCGCGAGTTGCGGGAAGAGGATCGAGAGTACGTTTCCCTGCGCTCCAGCGTTAGCAAGTGAAGAACGCCAGTCCTCAATGCGAACCGTGAACGTGTTCACGTCAATCACGGACTCAATCCGGTACGCTCCCGCCCATCCAGATACCGAGGGGTTCTGAATCGAGATGTAGTCATTGACAGCGTGGCCGTGCAGGGCAGCCACAACTGTTGCAGACCGTGCTCCGTTGCGCGTGATCGACGTAATCGCAATCGAAGTGGATTGGTCTGCTGGAACGAAGGACCAGGGGTTGCCACGAATATCGGCCATCAGTACACCCCGCTGGAAGCTGGTAGAGTCGGCAGTTGCGTGCCGGGGTCAACCGGATGAATCAATTTCGGGTCAGGCACAAGTTCCTGCCGGTCGCGTGATGCTTCTATTGCCCAGTTGAACTCAAGTGCGCCGTTGATGGAACCGTCCTTGCACGTATCGCTGCAAACCAGAAGGCCGTCGTCCCACTCCATCAAGGAAATGGGCATCTTGCGGTTGCAGCGCTGACACGTAAAATACGTGTAGTCCATGTAGCCGCGCCAAATCACTAGGCACCAGCTTTCGGCGGAAATGACTTAATGGGATTCTTCACTCCGGGCAGTTGTGGTGTATACGTCTGCCCCAGCTTTCCCGTGGCAACGGGTTTTACTTTTTTTACATCCGGTAGGTCGCCAGATGTTAGCGAATAGGTGTCGGTTACGCCGAGCCTTGAAAAGTGCTGAAAAATCATCCAATCAGAAGCGGCTTGCACAGTAGGGAAGTCTCCCGCAGTATTGCAGGAGCATTGGACGTGAACAGGCTGGCCGAATCCTGATGGATTAGTTGTGATAACCGCCGAATGGTCCATGCTTCCCCCACCTCAGAGCAGCGCGTACAGATTATACAGCATGTACAAATTCACTGTCCCGTTGCCAATCGTAAGAGTTGGCGTGGTTCCGCCAAGTTTTACTTCAAGGCCCAGGTTGACGCAATTCGTTAGCGCAGTAGGCGTAATCAAAATAGTTCCCACGCTCGCTACCGTGTTTACGGCCTGATCCACGAGCCCTGTCGGAGACAGGGAAATCAGGTTTCCCGTTTTCCCTGTGTACTCAATCTGGATGACTGGAGTTGTTCCGCCAATGGTGTACGCTGTCCCGCCAAACACGTACTCCAAGGTTAGCGTGGTTGGTACATACAAATATCCGCGAGGAGGAACGAGGTAGCTTGGCAGACCTGCCACGATGGGCGGGGCAACTAACTGCACGGCGGTTGTGTTCAACGCGAGCAACTGCGCGCTGGTAAGCTGGTACACCACCGCCATGTCGGATGACACGCCCATCTGGGCCGTACCGTTCGGAGCCTCGTTCAACTGGAACTGGTCCCAGAACGTCCCCAGTACTTCGGGCGAAACGCCAAGCGTCTGATTTTGGAACGGCAGTGGGGGCATTGTTGGCCCCTCCTTTTCTAAGGCCCGTAGCTGAAAAAAGTACCTCTCCAGGTGAGCGGGACCACGGAGAATCGCTGTGTTGACTTGAACAGCAGAACCTCCGTCTTAAAATCGTCATCCGTCGAAGCCATCAGCGGCTCTCTGTCGTAAAAGTTTAATTGATGGCCATCTTTGTCTGCGATCAGGCCCCAACCGTTCGGGGAAGTCAGGTAGTTGAGTTCCAACCCCTGCAAGTTTTCCGCGATCACCCAGTTCAGTTCGTTGTTGCTCGAACCCGGCACGCCCGGAGATCCCAGAAGTTCGCGCACGTTGCGGCGCTGCTGGACGGTGTGGACCAAGTGCCTCGGCTTGACGTGTGCCGGGATGCCGCGGTCATCCGGCTGCAACGCGAACATCGTGATTGCCTGTTGCAACGAAGTCATGGTGAGGTCTGAATCCGGCGACGGCCGGTTCGGATAGGTGCCGGCAGAGTTGATGATGGTGGAAATGTTTGGTGCAATCGCGGTGGCCGATACCCCGCCCATTAGCGGCTGCGCTGTGTTGAACAGCGATACGCCGTTGGTGGTCGTGATGGTTGCGCCAAGGTTGAACAGCGACGCAGCCACCGCTTCACGCGAGAACAGAGCAGACTTTGCGTGCGCCTTCGGCACGTTGCGAATCAGGCCGTACTTGTCGTCCGCAACCAGTTGCCGTGTAGCCTCGGTGAGCAGCCCGTACTGGATGTGAACTGCCTTCTTCGTGCCGCCCTGCAAGATGCCGTCCGCCTGCGGAGGCGTGCCTTCCTGCATGATCGGCATCGGCCCGGTGCCAGAGAGTTCGTAGAGGATTTCGTAGGCATCCTCGCTCGTCATCTCGTTCAGGTAATGCGTGTACTGCGGCGCATGTTCCTTGAGGTCGGTTGCCTGCCAGAAAATGTGACGTAACCCAGGAGCCAGAAGTGGCGGGAAGAGGTTCCTGGACATGAGGTTATTCGGCATTCAAGCCTCCAGACAAAGACATATTTGTGGTATGATACGAGCCATGCCACTCAAAGACGCTGAAGCACGCAAAGAATATAATCGGCAGTACAATCTTAAAAACAAAGAGCGCATTGCCGCTCAGCAACGCGAGTACCGCCAAGCTAATCCCGAGAAAATATATGAACGGAACAAGCAATACGTTGAGAACAACCGAGACAAGTTCCGCGAGTGGACGAAGAAAGCCAACCGTAAATGGCGAGCGAATCATCCAGGGGAAATGGAAAAGCATGTCCAGCGCTACTTTGCGAAAAATCCCGGCAGGCTCCGGTGTAAAACGGCGGTTTACTTGGCTGTCAAAAGTGGGAAGTTGGTTCGCCCTGACCACTGCGTTCTCTGCGGTCGTCCGTGTAAACCCCATGCCCACCATGACGACTATGAGAAGCCGTTGGAAGTGGTCTGGTTGTGTTCGCCGTGTCATAAACTTGCCGATCAAAAACGCGCCTCCCGCGACTACGCGAAGATCGAAACGTCAGGGTAGAGGAACGTGAACAAAACGTGTCCACCTACGGTGCCGACCGGATCAAGTGGGTCCAGTGCTACGATTGTTAGAACGGCATTCACACCCGTCTTTCCTGCGTCTACGTACCAGAAATTGTTTCCGGTGTCCTTCGTCATGCCGAGTTGCGTCCCGACAATGTTATTCGCAGTAGCGGTCGGGTTGTTCGTCGTGCCGTACTTTGCACGAAACACCGTCGTCGGTGATGCGATGAAAAAGTAACTGAA